CTTCTAAGATCTTACGTGTTTTCCTTCACGCCATTTATAATGGTTTTCTAACTAAAATTAGTTAACTATAATAAATAATAAATATATAGAAGAGGGGCCGGGTGCATACCTCTTTAATTTATGGCCTAATTACGGTTTCGTCGAGAAAGCCTAGCCTGCATAACAAGTGCACTAGGTTTACTCTTTTTAGGTTGTTGAGCCGTTTTGCGAACCATAGTTTTCGGTTGAGTTGCAGAAGCAGTAGCTGCGTTGTTGTTTTTGAAACGTCTCATTAGAGCTTGTTCACCTTGTTGTATACGTTTCTCTTGTGTGAGAACCTTCTTTTCCAACTTAGCGACTCGTTTTTCATCACCTCTGACTGCTTTCTGTGCAGCTGTATTGGCTTTCTTGGCGCCAGCCTTTCCAAACAGGCCAGTTAACCAGCTTGCGACGGCCGGGAGTGCAGCAGTTACAACTTTGCCTAAAGTGCCCCAATCATTGGCAGAGGCCGGCAAAGAGTCAGGTCTAGCATGGAAAATGCCAGCAGTCATTTGCAACGCTTCAGGGTCAGGTAAAGGGAGCATCTTTTGGAACGGTTGAAGTGATCCAAAAGGGGATGGAGAGCATTCCCAACCTGTGAAGCCTTTGACCGTGATGTATGGCGTCGTAACTGCAGCTGCACTAATTGAGAGGCCATCGAACATGGTGTAAGACCAGTCAAAATTCTGCCAAGGTGTGTCGGCATTGGTGCCGAGAGCAGCCGGAAAAGTGTTGTTATTGGCACCATACAAGGGCACAAGAGTGGTTCCAACAGTGCTAGCACAGCGTATAAAACATAGGACACAACCGGTAGGTGATACCTGAGTGAATGAATCGCTAGCATCACTAGCCGCGTTCCAAAGAACAACGGTGTCAATTGGTTGTTGAACAACGAAATCGCCATCGCGAGCCATTGACGTGGTAGCCTTTGGGCTACTTACAAGAACGTCGGCAGGCGTATTAGGCAGAACATTACTTATTACATAAGTGTTAGATGAAAAAGGGAGTAATTGAACAGTAGCATTAGGAGCATTATGATCCCAAATTTGGACTTCAAAATCATAACTACTGTCTTTAAGGGAGAGCATTTCAAAACGATCAACAGGTGATTTGTTCAGAAGACAACTATTGAGTACTTTAATCGCTCTCTTTTGATCATTCTCATTCATAGTGGAGAGAAGATCAGCAAAGCGTGTTCTTTTAATGTTCGGTTTGAATTTAGAGGTTGTTCGAGTTCCTTGATTACTAAAATCCGTGGCATTTAGATAGAAAGTGGTGCTCTTATATCCAGTTCTAAATACGTCAACATCGGTTTTGAAATTATTGAAATTATAACCAACGTTTGGAACAGCAACTACATTGCCAGAAATAGCAGGATAAGTACCAGCCACGACAGGTTGATTAGCCATTTGGACCCAACCACCTGCATAGTAGTAAAACACATATGTGTGATTAAAACCGCCACCAGTTTGGACGAATAAAAGCTTGTCAAATGTCGAGGGATTAGCAGAAGTGGCGGACACAGGCAGCAATGCAGTGAGAGGCACGTTAAATTCCGCCTTAGTTTCAAGCGGAACAAAATTAGGCTGAGATGCATCAGGTCGACCTGAATAGCCGGAAGGTAACACTGTAGGCGGGTGAGTAACTTTCTTCACATAATCAGAACCAGCTTGAGTTTGGGCGGCGACGATGACATTGCCTATGCGAGCGACAGCATTATTCTCATTGGCATTAGAATCGGTAACTAGAGAAGCCATATTAAAATATAGAAATAATAATAATGTAATAAATTAAGTAAATTAAACAAATTCGAAATAGAAGCATATATATTAAAAATCAAAATTATTAAGCGACAAAAGTAGAGGTGTCGCTATCCAAAACCACGGGTTTTCTTTGAATATATTTAAGTTCTTCAAATTTCATTTTGGGAACAGTGTTTTTAAGGAAAGAAAACAATATCTTGACTTCTTCTGGATTGATTCTATTGCCATAATGTATTGAAGTTGCGAGGGCTAAGTTATTTAGTTCTGTTTCATTGGCTATTAAATCTGTAGTGGATCTGAGAGCTATTTTAGCTTCATCAAAATGTTTTTGGTTACGGTACATGTTACCGACAAATTTGGCTGTTCTACGGTATAAATCGGGACCAGCATATGCATCGGTCAAGATAAAGCTAGCAAACTCACCTACCTTAGAATTAGAGCATTTGAGCTTATGTTTGCTCATCGAAAGAAATCTCTTGCCTTCAACAGTCATTTCGCTACCAGTGCAGCAATTACTTGAATCATCGCCTTTGTAACCGCCAAATTGGTGGTCCTTAAATTTGAAAACAAAATTAGTGAGTGCAATATTGGCCCACGTATTTTCAAGGATAGTGAGAGGGTTGCCTGAAAATTGCTTAAGTTCGCCTTGCAGCGAAATTTTACTTGACATAACGAACATTTTCCAGTGACTTCTGTAAGCTAAAAAGTAGTCATTAATAAACTTAGGTACTCCCGAAGATTCCATCATCCAGTGTGATAAAAGTTGCATAGCCTTAATAAAACAGATGTCCCACTCTCCATAGTCGTTGTCGAAGAAAGAAAATCCTTTACCTGCAGTATTAGATAATAGCGCAGTAAAAATGTCGCGGGTCTCTTCATCACTACCGAACGTAAATATATGAGTTTTAGATTTATTATCACGAAGTAAGCGTGCAAATCGCGTGTGCATTGCACGTGCCCACGCACAAAGTATTAGGTTAATTCTTTTGCTCATAGCTGCAACACCTTGCCCATACTTGTCGGTGTCTGAAAAATCATCCTTCGGATTAAATTTAAGTTGTTGTTTTGCAATAAAATCAAGATACTCATCATAGAAGTTCATTTCTTTGCCAATCTGGTCAACGATGGAAGAATTCGCATTTATCTTTTCTTGGAGAGATATGATGTAATCTCGGTAAGAAGCGCGCAGTTCTTCAGGTCCAATATACATATC